TGCTAATCAATCTAATGGTGGGTCTACTACAGCAAATTTGGTTGGATTAGATACAACTGTAAAAAATAATGGGATTACTAATTCAAGCGGCACTTTAACTTTTGCAAATGCTGGTAAATATCATATTAGCGCTGAATTGGCAGTAACAACTTCTACTGGAGCAAACCCAACAGTTTCATCATGGCTTGCACAAAATGGAACAAATATTCCAAATACTGCTCAAGATATTCAACTTCTTGGCGGCGCTGGAACTGTACAAATTCTTATTTATACATGGTTAGTAGATGTAGCGGTTAATGATACTATTACAACTTATTGGTCATCTTCCAATACCAATGTAAGTCTTGCTTATCAGGGTGCATTAACAAGCCCAACAAGACCAGCATCACCAAGTGCAATTATTAACGTATCACAAATTGCATATTCAACTTCTGGTTATAGCGGTATAAGCGGTTATAGCGGCTATAGCGGCATTTCTGGCTACAGTGGCTACTCAGGTATCTCTGGATACTCTGGAAGCGGTATAAGCGGCTATAGTGGCTATTCTGGAAGTGGTATCTCTGGATACTCTGGCTTCTCTGGCTTCTCTGGCATTTCTGGATACAGCGGCATCTCTGGATATAGCGGTTTCTCTGGCATTAGTGGTTACAGCGGATCTGGTATCTCTGGTTACAGTGGTTTCTCTGGTATTAGTGGTTATAGTGGATCTGGTATTAGCGGTTATAGTGGCTTTTCTGGTATTTCTGGTTACAGCGGCACAAATGGTGCTTCTGGTATTTCTGGTTACAGCGGCTCTGGTATCTCTGGTTACAGTGGTTCTGGCATCTCTGGTTACAGTGGTGCTTCTGGTTACTCCGGATCTCCAGCTACAGCAACTTATGTAAGAACCAGCTTTACTGCTACAGGTGGTCAAACAACATTTACTGTAAGCTACACAGTCGGATATGTTGAAGTCTTCTTAAACGGTCTATTGCTTAACAGCAGCGATTACACAGCATCTAACGGCACTTCTGTAGTTCTATCAAGTGCTGCAAGTGCTGGCGATATTATTGAAACAGTTGCTTACGCGGTTGTTGCTGTAGGAAGCGGCGCTTCTGGTTACAGCGGTATCTCTGGTTATAGCGGCTCCAGTAGTAGTGGTGCAACAATCACTGGAACAACCACAAATAGTACTTACTATGTTGTTGGAACAACGTCAACATCTGGAACTTTGTCTACAGCTTCAATTTCCAATACTAACGTAGTTTCTTATAACGCTAGTACAGGTGCTTTAAGTGCGGTTTCCCATGTATCTAGTTCTGACGAACGTCTAAAAGAAAATTGGGAAGATTTACCACCAAATTTTGTTGAGCAATTGGCTAACGTAAAACATGGTAAATTTACCAGGATTAGCAACAAAAATCATGAAGTAGGTGTGTCTGCTCAATCTTTACAATCTATTCTTTCAGAAGCGGTTGCAAGCGACGAAAGCGGTATGTTAAGTGTAAATTACGGCAATGCAGCATTAGTAGCAGCAATTGAACTAGCTAAAGAAGTTGTAGAACTTAAAAAAGAAATTGAAAAGTTTAAAAAATAAGTAGTATAATATAGAGGTTTGTACAAACCTTAAAGGAAAAACATGAAATACAGTATCGTTATACCGACGTATAACAATTGTGAAAAATATTTAAAACCTTGCATAGACTCAATCATTAAATACACTGATATGGCCGACGTAGAGTTGGTTGTGTCAGCAAACGGTTGTAAAGATAATACAAAAGCGTATTTAGACTATTTGGCAACAACTATCCCAAACTTAAAAGTGGCTTGGGCTGATAGTGCGTTAGGTTACGCTGGGGCAACAAACGCCGGAATTAAGTTAGCAACTACTGACAAAATTGTACTGTTAAACAACGATACAATTTTATTGCATCAAGAAATAAACCAATGGCTGCAAATGTTAGAAGCGCCATTTTTAAATGATGAAATGGTAGGAGTTTCTGGCCCGGTTGTGCAAAACTCTCCGGATGCGGGCCGTAGTTTTTGTGTATTTTTCTGTGTGATGATTGACAGAAAAGTATTTAACAAAATTGGTTTACTTAATGAAGAGTATGGCGTTGGTACTGGTGAAGATGTTGAGTTTTGCATTGAAGCAGAAAACGCTAAATTTAAAATAACACAAACTGGCGAAAAAATACTCTCAAAAGATTTTTGGGTGGGTGCATTACCTATTTACCATGTAGGCGAAGGCACAGTACACGATACCAACTTGGTACAAGACTTTAACAACGTCTTTGCTAAAAATGGTCGCAAGTTGGCTAGAAAGTACAACCCACAGCATTACAAGTGGAGCCTGATGAATAATTGGGAACGCTACATGGCTATCAAAGGTGAAGAAGTTCATCCAAGAGAAAAAAGCCGTTACCTTTGGGCAGCAAGTAAGCTGTTAGGTAACTCTGTATTAGAAATAGGTTGTTCCAACGGTTATGGCTCTCAGTTCTTTGGTGATACAGTAAATTACCTGGGACTTGATTACGATGCCAAGATTGTTGAAGTGGCAAGAGAAGAAGGTTGGGGCGATAACAAACAATTTGTTCAAGCTGACATCAATACCTTTGAGTTGCAGCAGTACGACACCATTGTAGCAATGGAAGTCATTGAGCACATTGATACTGGTAAAGAAGTGGCACAGAAGTTAAAGCAGCACTGTAAACGTTTATTGATTACCGTGCCGTATATGGAGACTCCAGGGTTTTGGGGCGAGCACCATAGATTGCACATGTTAAATGAGTCACATTTTCCAGGTTTTACATACCGGTTTATGGGTGAAAAAGGGCAAATTGCAGACACACCGTTTGAGGGCATGAATTTAATGCTGTGTGAATACAATGCCTAAAGTTCTTTGCTCAATAGCAACACGTGGGCGGTACTTTACAACATTGCCCTTAGTATTAAACGCCATTATTAATCAAACTAAACCGGTGGATAAACTGGTAATTTTTGATGATAATGACGAACCGCAAGACATGCGAAAAGAGATGATTTACCAATACTTTTTTCAGATGTTAGATTTAAAAGCAATCCCTTGGGAATGGTTGTTTGCTGAGAAAAAAGGCCAACACCATATCCACCAAAAAGCCAACGACATGGCTGCGGAGTTTGGGTATGACTGGGTTTGGCGTTGCGACGATGATGCAGTGCCAGAACCCCGAGTGTTGGAGACTTTGTACAAACACATTGGTGATGATGTGGGCGCAATTGGTGGTGCTATATTAACGCCGCCTAACTTGTTTGAGAATATCAATTCCACGGGTAAAATTGACAACATTGATCGTGAACCAAACGTTCAATGGAGTCCTATTAATCGGGTTAGAGAAGTTGAACATTTACATTGCTCTTTTTTGTATCGTGCTGGGGTGCACGATTATAATACTGGCCTTTCACGGGTAGCACACCGAGAAGAGACTTTGTTTACATATGGTTTGTTTCAAAGAGATTACAAGATTTTAGCGGTACCTGGTGCAACAACTTGGCACATGAAGAACCCGCAAGGCGGGATTCGCAGTGAGACAAAACGGGAATTGTTTGAGCATGATGAAAGAATCTTTAGAAACATTTTGGCTTACAAAGATAAAACCGTGGTGGTTCTCAATTGTGGTCTCGGCGATCACGTTGTTTTTAGTCACGTTTTATCTGATCTTGTGGATCCGATTGTATTTAGCTGTTACCCCGAGGTAATCCCTGGCGGGTCGATTGCAGAAGCGCAGCACTTGTTTGGTAGTTTAGAGCCGTATAATGTGTATAAAAAAATGCGGCAATGGAATTGGAAAGATAGTTTAGAGAACGCTTATAGAAAGCTATATCTATGATTATTATCTCTCCGTTTTCCAAAAAGTTATTAAGCGGTAAGCAAAACCCTAAGAACTACCCGTATTGGGCAGAACTCATTAGTCAAATTGATGAGCCTATTGTTCAAGTAGGAGTGGGCGGTGAAGAGCAGTTAGTTCCCGATTTTAGGAAAGGCTTGTCACTAACAGAATTACGAAAACTGATTCAAGAATGCCGTATTTGGATTTCTTGTGACAGTTTTTTGCAGCACCTTGGGTGGGACGAAGGCAAACCAGGCATTGTGCTGTGGGGGCCTTCTGATCCGTTAATATTCGGACACCCAGAAAACATTAATTTATTAGCAGATCGCGCACATTTAGTAGAAAATCAGTTTTTGTGGTGGGAAGCCACCGAACACAAAAATGAGCGATTTGTAAAACCTGAAGAAGTATTAAAGCATTTAAACAAGGAATAACATATGGCAGCGTCAGGCTATACATCATTAAGTCTTTACCATAGCAGCACACCGGCTGCGCAGCCCGCACCTGGGGATTTGGTTGATGGCGAATTGGCAATTAACACTGCTGACGGTTACTTATTTTATAAAGACAATTTTGGTGTTATAAAAACTATTAGCGGTGCCGGCACAACTACTTATATTAGAACAAGTTTTAATATTACCTCGCCGCAAACAACGTTTTCTGTATCCTACACTGTGGGATACATTGAAGTTTATTTAAACGGTGTATTGCTTAATGCTTCTGATTACACCGCAAATAACGAAACTACCGTAGTTTTGGCAAGTGCTGCAGTTAGCGGCGATATTGTTGAAACCATTGCGTTTAACGTTGTATCAATCGCTGCTAGCGGATACAGTGGTATCTCTGGTTATTCGGGCTACAGCGGAGTTTTAGGGCTGTCTGGCTATTCAATTACAGAATCTGGTGGTAAACTATTGTTTAAACACGGCGCCACCACCATTGCATCATTAGATTCTTCAGGCAACTTAATTACGCTTGGCAGTCAAACTGCTGGCGGAACACCTTAATTTTTAGGAGCAACAAATGGCAATTACAACTTCGGGTACTTCGATTACCTTTAACGATGCAACTACGCAGACCACCGCTGGAGTTACTTCTGTTGGTGCAGGTACAGGTATTTCATCTAGTGGTGGATTAACCCCAACAATTTCAAATACGGGTGTTACTTCTGTTGCCGCTGGTACTGGTATTTCAGTATCAGCTTCTACTGGTTCAGTAACTATTTCTGCAAGTGGAACTGGAACAGTAACTTCTGTTGCTACTGGTAACGGATTATCAGGTGGAACAATTACTACTAGCGGAACTTTAAGTCTAGCCGCACCATCATTTAATTCTGTTGGTAGTTATTGTTATGTAACTTATAATAGTAATAATGGTTCGTCTGTTAGTGCTGGAAGTAATTATTCTTCTGGTAATAATAGTAGTCCAAGTAATAATACAATAACTGCTTCTGTAGGTAATGGTCAAACTTCTACTACTCTTTCTGGAACTTGGAAATGGATGGCAAGTAATGGTAATTGTAACTCTTGTATTACTAATCTAACTGGTCTTGCAGTTCGTGTATCTTAATAAAAGGAAAATAAAATGTTTACTTTAGTTTATGCAAAAGACCCAATTTGGTTTTCTGATGATGGGCAACAAATACATTTAACAGTTCGTTTTGAAGAAATAAACGAAGATTTGCCGTTTAATGCTTGTTCTTTTGACCCTGAACCGCATGGTCGTGATTTATTTGAAAGAGCAAAAGCTGGTAAATTTGGTGAAATTGCACCTTATGTTTCACCTAATATTCCAGCACAAAATCAACCACAAACAACAGGAACTCAATCTGCATAATGACTTACGGAATTTATCCTAATTCAACTCCTGAATTTCGTATGTTTCAAAAAGCAGATGGAACTATGGAAATGCAAGTTAGGTACATAAATAAACCAATGAATTATGTAGGTAAATGGATGCTAGTTAAAACTGAACAAGAAAATGCACAACAAGAAAATTAAAGCATTAGAAGATGGCACAGTATTTGTAAATGTATTTGCTGAAGGCAAGTATTAATAAAGGAAAGAATTAAATGACAATCGTTCGTAATTTTTCAAACGTCGCGCCAGGTGCCAGTTCAACCGGCGTCATATCTCCAGCTAAGGGAGGCACTGGATTAAGTTCCGTTGGCACCTCTGGCTATGTGCTTACATCAGATGGTACCAACTGGACTTCCGCAGCCGCTAGTATTACTTCGGCTACAGCTGTAGCAGGTACAGGTATTTCTGTTACTGCAATAACTACTACAGGTGCGGCAACCCACACAGTCACAAATACGGGTGTTACCTCTGTTGCCGCTGGAACTGGTATTTCTGTATCAGGCTCTACTGGTGCAGTTACTATTTCTGCTTCATCTAGCGGATTGCCGGGTATGCTTGGTCAAGCATTTACTGGAAACGGAACATTTACTATTCCTACTGGAGTTACTGCACTTAAAGTTACAGTAGTAGGTGGTGGCGGTGGCAGCGGTAATACAAGTAATGGTGCTAATGGAGGTGGCGGCGGGGGTGGTGCGGCTATTTCTTATTTAACTGGTTTAACTCCAGGTGGCACTTTAGCAGTAACTATTGGTGGTGGCGGTGGTGCCGCATCAAATGGCGGAACTTCTTCAGTTGCTTCAGGAACTCAAAGTATTACTACTATTTCAGCAACAGGCGGCGGCGGTGGTAGTGCTGGCAGTACTGCTGGTGGCTCTGGTGGAGTTGGTTCAAACGGGACTATAAACATAGGTGGACAAGGTGGTAGTGTTGGTTATAGATGGGATTATGGAGTATCCTGTCAAATTTTTATAGTGGGTGGTACTGGTGGTTCATCTATTTTAGGCGGCGGTGGTACAAATGGTGTATCAATTCCAAATTATGCTGGTGGTAGTGCTGGTGCTGGTCGTAATTATGGCGGCGGTGCTGGTGCTACCTATAATGCTGGTGCGTCAGGTGCGGCTGGTGTAGTAATTTTTGAATGGTAAGGAAGAAAAAATATGTTACAAGAATTTGTTGAACAAAACTATTTAATTATTGAACAAAATATAGTTACAAATGTTGTTGTATGGAATGGTGATACATCTACTTGGACACCACCACAAGGCTCTATTGCTTTAGTTCAAGCAACTACTCCAGCAATGATTTGGGAATTAAATGCTGATAAAACTGATTATGTTTTAACTGAACAAGTTGGTGCTGGTGCTATTGGATTTACATGGGACGGGACAAATTGTGTAACTAATCAACCTAAACCAACTGTTCCTACTCAACCAGTGGCAACTGGAATGGTAACTGCATGACAATAATAGTAGCTCCAAAACATTCTTTTACCTATGATGGGGCACAATTAAATGTTTATCATGCAGATAAAGGACAAGGTTTGCCAAAACACGAACATATTTACAGTCATGCAACTATTTGTAATGCTGGTTCTTGTTTGGTAAGTCTTGAAGGTCGTAGTTATACCATTGATAAAAACAGTCAACCTTTAAATTTGCCAGCAAATGAATGGCATGAAATAGAAGCACTAGAAGACGGCACAGTATTTGTAAATGTATTTGCTGAAGGCAAGTATTAATGGACTTTCAATCAATGATGAACTTTATCCTACCTACCACCTGTGCTGTGTTAGGCTGGTTTTGTAGGGAGCTTTGGACTGCAGTTCAAGAGCTTAAAGTTGACCTTGCCAAGTTGGGTCTAACTGTTAATGAAATAAAGGCTTTGATAGGATAACTATGGACTTTCAAGCATTTTTTAACATGATACTGCCGCTAGTTTTTGTGGCGATTGGTTGGTTTTTAAAAGAGCTCTGGACGGCTGTTCAGTCTCTTAAAATCGATCTGCATG